GTGCATTGGGGCAAGAAGTTTAATATCAGACGGAGGATAAAGTAACTCTTTGTGTTCAATCTCATTGAATGACAATGCGAAGAAAGGCCAGAATGTTTCTAGCTTTATTGGTGGTGCTTCTGGTTCTGATAAAAAATCGTTATGACCATCGCACACAATGTAAAGTAGTCCTGCATTCTTATCATATATTTCCCAAACTAAAGCAAGGCCATCCCTGACGTTATCTACATTGCTACCAAAGTGGTTATAGTTGGACTGTCCTGCCTTCACGCCAGTTTGGTTGCCCCTCATGTCATACGATAGATAATTATCTTGCACATCAACATCATAAATTTCTTTTATTTCTTCGGCAGATAAGTACATCTCATGTGCAACCCAAGATGCCCCAACAAAACCACGGAGCAACCGACACAGCGGATCAACTATAATGGAGTCGCATTCTGGAAAATCGAATACCAACCCTTCCTGAATAATTGTCAGAGGTTCTTTCTGCAATGCTTCAAGGGAGAGCATCAGTTCCTCCATTTCTGCATCATCCTGTTCAATATCCCCCTTTTCTGCTTCACTTGCTATTCTTCGCAGATGATCAACCTGTGCCTGTACATCACTCATTTTAGATGAAATGTCCGGCAATCTATCCATCTCTCGCTGGTAGCCAACTTTCACAAAGCCAACCGATGTTGTTATAACCCTGCGTACCAGAGCCTTCATCTGACTCTTAAAGGTTGGATGTTGCTCGTCCATAAAATATTCGAAGAGCATTTCAAGGCACTTAGCAACTTTGTCCATCCGACTACGTTCAACCTTCACCTTGGCACGATCATCTATAATTGCCTGTGCTTGCTGGTCTGGTTCCCCCCCCTGCATCTTTAACTTAGTTACAGTGGCTAGAGCCTTTGCCATACTTTCTTCTTGCCCGTCCCAAACCTCATAGTCCATGCGCTTCCGTCTGGTTGCAACGGGCTTTGGGTTCTTGGCGTAAAGGGCAGAAGTTCGCTGTGCAACGTGTCTCTGGAGGATGTTTGCAACGTATTTTTCTTCATCCCAGTTATTACCCGTATACCCTTTATACACGGCATCCATGTCAATCTTCATTTGTTTAAAGGCTTTAGAATGATATTCTTTTGCGCCTTTCACCCGGTCAATTAAAAGACTTACTAACGCTTCTCTACGGAGCGTTGGCTCCTTGTCTTCCTCCTCGACAACTCCTCGATCAATTGCCTGTTCGATTTCAATCATTTAAAAACCTGATGATAGTGATTTTAAGTTTCTTTTGTCCATGTCTGATTGCCATTTACACCAAGCCAGTGTCCCGGATTTAGGGGAAAGATTTTGCCTAGCTGGAGATGATGGTGAATGTAATTGACCTAATCCCATTCCAATCCACGCCAGAGTATCGACAAAATCATCGTGGCGGCTGTTTGGAAATTTTAATATTTCATCCACTGCCTTACCACTCCAAGGGCTGACTTTTGGGAAGAAAACCTTCTTCATTGCCATCCGTCCAATAATCGACTGTGAACGCTGGACTTTATTTGCTACTGGTGTTACTTCCTCAATTCTGCAATGGGTGGAAGTTTCATACATCCTTTTTCTCAAGAACGGCCCAATTGCCTTTGTAATGTGGCCCTTTTCTGCCCACCAGATCAAGGGTTTGTGGCGTTTCATTAATTCAATCATTGCCTTGACAACTACGTCTGAAGGCTGTCTTGCCCACCAGCAATCAATTAAATAAATGTCCTCATGGTCATCAACTCCAACAACTAAAAGGCAGGTTAAATCGTGCCTTGTTTTGTCAATACCCACAGCATGATCACTAGCAGCATAAATCCTTAAACTCCCCGGAAGGTTCCTTTTTTCATAATACTGTATGTTCTCTCTCTGGAATAAATCTCCATCTTCTGGACTTGGCTGTTGCTGGTATAATGCAGAAAAACCCCTTGGGTCGAGATTCCTCTGTGCTTCTAAGAAATCCTTGTTGAACCTCTGGGGCCATAAAACCTCCCCTTCAGTTCGTTTTAAAGGGTCGCTATCCCCAGCAAATGCTGGCAAGTTAATTATCTTCCATTTGCTACACTCCTCTTCAGTAAAATGAGGATTCATTGGATCAGTCAGTCTTCCTACTAAATCATCTTCATGCCAGCGAGTTGTTACTATTACCACCTTTGAACGCTCCGTCATAAGACGGGTCATAAATACTTGCGTGAACCAAGACCAAAGGTTTTCTCTAAGCGTGGGAGACATTGCCTCCACAGAGTCTTTAATCGGGTCATCAACAACGAGAATATCTCCACCACGCCCAGTGATAGAACCACCCCTGCCAACAAACACTGCCATACCACCATTATCAGTCTGAACCCTACTTTTAGAAGCACCGCCTTGACGGAACTTAAAGTTAGGGAAAACCTGCTTGAATTGCGGAGTCTCCATAATTGCTCTGCAATCTGATCCAAAATCCTGTGCAAAATCCTCATTGTACGTTGCAAATATAATAGATTTGTGGGGGTCTTTGCCCATTAACCACGGGATGAAACGTCTGCTGATCATCTCCGATTTACCATGTCTTGGCGGTAGCGTTACTATCAGTCTCTTTATCTTACCCTTCGCTACCTTCTCTAATGCTAAAGCAATTGCCCGGTGATGCCGGGCATCTTTGAATACTGATTCCTCAATATTATTAGGATCATTAACCTTTGGCATTGTGAACTTAACAAACTTGAGGAATTCTGTCTTACATTCAAGTGCCAGCTTCTGCCGTTTTGCCGCTTGAAGTTGCCTGTCAATACCTTCAATTTTGCTTATTTCTTCGCTCTTTTTTTTCCAATCCAGTGATGCCAATCTTTTCTCTCACTTTTACTATATACCCCCTGTACCCATCCTTGGTTTTGTACTTGAGGAGTGTATTTACTAGATAAAATTTTAGTCTTCTTACTTCAACTTCCAATCGTTACAGTTTAATTTTATGAGGACTGCTAGTTCTGCTGATTGTTTGTGAGTCATCCCCCTAATAGAACTTTCATTATCAAAATTCGTTCTCATCACATCAATCGCACAATCACACAATCGGTAGTAAACGTGTTGCGGTGTGTTCATACTCTGGTGTGCTATGGAGCAAACCTGCCACAACTCTCGTATGTGTTCCGTCTTGAAATTTCCACTGTACTTTTTCGATGTCAGTGCAGTTGATGGAAAGATCAAACTCAGGCTCAAAAGCGACAATAATATCAGTATCTTCAAATTCAAGAGTTATCTCCATCAATATGTCCAGACGGCGGGTAAAGAAAAGTCAACTCCACGATTATCTAGATGTATAAAGCGTTTTGGCCTTGCGCCACGCAAGGCTAGACCCATACCTGTGAATCCTATGTCTTGGGCTTGTTTTATCAATTTCAGCGTTTTTGTCGTGTTCACATGACCCACCAAAATGTCTACTGCTTTTCCGTATGTGTGAATCCCAGCCTTCGATTTTTTATAACTTGACACATTAGAATCATGGGCTTCGCAACGTCTTGCGCTGGAGATACGAAAAGCAAATCCAGCATCTTCTCTAAGTTGTTGGAGCATCTTCATAAATTCCCCATCCATGTCACTTTTTCCACAGCAGTTACAAGCCATTTCGTCACTTGAAAAATTTGGCGTAATAAGCATAGCTATCCCGGTTACTGCATATTTACAAAATGTTCTACGGAGCAAAATAAAACCTTTGGGGTTTTATTAAGCGATGGATTTTTCATAGGCTGCCAAAATCGAATCATCAACTTTATTCTCCGTAGATTCTACAAGCCTCTTCAAAAGTATCAATATGACCTGCTGGAGCAGCTTCTCGCTCAGCATAGACATACACATCGTTTTTACTACTCCACCTATTAGTGGAACTAAAAATGGCATATTAACACTCCCTGTTTTTATAAGGTGAAAATGGCTCTACACATTGCCAGACTGACAAATCACTGAACCCCTTGACCCAGTGGCCTAATTCCACTTCTGATGCTGTGGAACATCCAGACAGAAAAATGATTATCAGAAACAGTCTAATACTACCCCTTCCGCATCTGCATCATGTCTATGGCCTTCTCTCT